GGGTTCTAGGTTGGTACGTGGTACACGTGATAAGCGTATAATTACACCTAATTTTGGGTCCACTTATTTTCGATGCTTCTTTCGTCATTATCAGCAGTTAGACTCTTGTCAAGTCGTATACCTAATATGCCGGCCTTATCTGTTTCTGGTCGTATTGGCACTACTTATCAAGGGGCATTACCTCATGTAGTTATGGCACCGATGATGGCTGCTTTAAGTGGTTCAACTAAATATGTTGCTGTAGCTTTAGATTTCTCTCAGTATGATTCAAGTCTACATGGTGATATTTCGAAAGCTCACGCTGAAGGTCTTCGTAAGTTTGCCAGTTTATATCCACGTAAGCCTGATTTTGATGATTGGATGTAGTAGATTTAACTAAGGTTTCGCCTAATAAGTTTTGTGATATTACAGCTAAGAATTATGAAACACCTTTAGAGTATGAAGGTTCAGGTATAGTTGCTGAAGCAGCTGGCGTCAAGTCAGGTGAGTTGACGACTCAACTTCGTAACACTGATCCAAATAAAGCACACACCACATTAACTATTAAGAAATATAACTCTAAATTCACTAGGAAGATTGACTTAGTACACGAAAACATAGTAGGAGATGATAAGTATATTATCTTGGTCATGACTGACGGTAAGCCATTTACAGAAATTGATTTGAAACGTTTCATAGATTGCGCTGTCGATGTAGCTGCTGAGAATCATTTAGTTATATCAAGTAAAAGGTCAGTAGCGGGTAATATAAAAGGTGAACATATTAAGATTTGGGTCATCAAAGGTTATATAACACAAGACGTGTTTCTTGATTCACTTGTTTCTGAAAAGAACTCATTCCGTGAAATGAAGTACGTTGATAAGTTGACAACTATATATGATATATTCATGTCTATGTTGACACGGTTTGCTACAACTAAACCATTAATTGAACTATTTATTAAAGACATCATACTAATAGAAGGAGTTAAGATGGGATATCTCAACTTTATACCAACTGTTAAATTAATTAGTGCAGTCGGTGGACCTGAAATGTGTCCTTCAGCTCCTGAAATTAGAGGTATGGCTCGCTATATGCATGATTATGATAAGGACAAATTTGATACAATTAATCGTTTATTTGCTACTTTACGTGAAAATAATGGTACTGAGGCGTTTAAGAAACAAATCTTAAGACAAGTACGTGAGGATGAGATGATGAAGAACGAACCGTTAATTTCACCCATTTGGAACATTCATTTTAGACGTAGAAATGGGATAATCGTTGACAATGAAGTTGTTAATAACACTTATAGTGACATTAAGAAATTCATGCCTGAATACGTAGACATGAAATTAACTGAGGATTTACTATCAACGTTAAAAGAGCCTGTAGCTGGCAGAATGGACGACAACGTTATAATGGTTAACATGTTTTCATTGGGCAAATTAAATAAGTACGATAAGCCTCGATTCAAGTATAAATTTCATTTTACTGAGTTTAAAACAACTGGGACAGAGTCACCTTATCTTGGAGCTTGTGAGGGAGTTAGAACTGTACATAGAATAATTGGCTTAGCTGACTCTAATGTTAAGATTCTTAATCCAGCTTCTAGACTTAGTGCCTTGTTACGGTCGCTTCCAGGTACACATCCAGCTTATTTAAGTGGTGAGATTATATTTGGAGTATTAGGCGCCAGAGTTGGTTCAATGCAAACATGGGTAACAGTTCTTGAATTATTGGACTTTTCAGCCTCAGTCATTCCGAGAGTTATTGATTTTTGTAAAGAAAACGTTCATATTTACTTGGCTGATAAGAATGTAAACCTCACAGCAATATTCGATAATACATCACGTACTTATGATGTATCATCGGAAATGATTAAGGAAAGAGTCAAGATATCTGGTAATGAAAGAATTAATATTGTGTTAACACGTGGTTTGGGTCTGGAAGGTATGAAACTTGCCTTATATATGGCTAGACATGGACGATCAGTTAAAGTTAGTACAACTCCGACAGCTGTTGGAAACTTGACTATACTAGATGATTGATATACGTTTAATGGTTATTAAAATTCGATAAACACTAATCTCTGAACTTAGTTTAG